GCATGAGTATTGCTAAAACTACTTTGGATTATTTCTTGCCAAAAATTCAAACGCCGAAAGGTTCGATTGTTGCATTGGACTTTGAACATGGCGCTAGTTCGAACAAGCAAGCCAATACAGACACCATTTTATACGGCATGCGGCGAATTAAACAAGCCGGATACACACCGATGTACTATTCGTATAAACCGTTTACGCTTCAGTATGTGAACTATCAGCAAATTCTTGCAGAGTTCCCTAACTCGTTATGGATGGCTGCATATCCGAATTACAGTGTGACGCCAAGTCCAGTTTGGAGTGTTTTCCCATCGATGGAAGGCGTAGCGATTTATCAATTTACATCTACGTATGTTGCTGGTGGATTAGATGGAAACATCGACCTTACGGGAATTACTGATAACGGCTACAATGGTTCAATCAAAGACGATGACGGTAAAGTTACTGTAAAACCAGAAACGACACCGCCAGCGGTAGAACAAGGACAAGAAGCTAACGAAACATCTAAAAAAGAAATAGAAACAGGGTTCAAAGTCAAGGTCAATTTTGCGGCTATAAACTGGCTAACTGGTGAAGCAATCCCTCAGTGGGTCAAAGGGAACAGCTACACTGTTAAAGAAGTTAATGGAAACAGGGTTCTACTCGATGGGATCATGAGCTGGATTAATCGAAAAGATGTAGAAATTATCGAAACAAACGCTACAAGTCCAGCACAATCAAGCGATTTTCATGTGGTCAAAAACGGTGAAACTTTATCCGGTATCGCAGCTAAGTACAATACTTCTTATCAATCATTAGCAAGTCTGAACGGTTTGGCTAATCCAAATCTGATTTTTATCGGCCAACAACTCAAAGTGAAAGGTTCAGTTGCTTCAAATAGAATCTACACTGTTGGGTTGGGCGAAACACTTTCAAGTATTGCTTACAAATTAGGTGTAAACTATCAAGTGTTAGCGCAGAAAAACGGGTTAAGTAATCCGAATCTGATTTATCCAAATCAACAGATAGCTTATTGAGCATTGACTTAATTTTTAATTGTGTGGTATTTTTAAATCTGTTAACAGAATCCCTTTGTTAACGATATGTGTGTGACTGGCCGATCTAGCTTCCGGCCAGTCTTTTTTTCTTATGGCCTATTTTTAGGCGGCAAAATTAATTGTGCCATTTCTAACTTTGTGACTTGAAGCGCGAATTCCTCCTCTAGAAATTTATCGTGTACCTCTTTTTTTGGATCGATTGTGATAAAACAAGCCTCTGTGTCTACATACAATTTCCCATTCTCTAAATAAATTATCCCAAAATCATTTTTGAAATACATAAAAAGAACCTCCTCTTAGTCTTTAAGAGAAGGTACGCAATTAATAACCATTTGCTTTATCTTGTTCAGCCATTCTTTGATTTTCTGCATCAACGGCAGCTTGGATACGTTGCGCTTCCGCTTCAGCTCGTGCGGATTCAGCATCAGCAGCAGCTCTTTGTTCGTCTTGAATCCTTTGTGCTTCTGCTTCAACACGAGCAGATTCTGCCGCATTGTCCTGTAGTTGCTGTTGCCATTCAGCTTCTAAACGAGCATCTTCGGCATCAATGGAAGCTTGAACTTCATCAGCTGTGGGCGCTTGTTGTTGCTGAGCTGCAGGTTCGATAGTTTCAGAACTCTTTGATGTACTGCTAGAACTTTCTTTTGTTGATTTCTTTGTTGATGAACTCGTTTCTGTTGATGTAGATGATTCATCAGTCTTTTTGTCATTCTCACTGTTGCCACAAGCAGACAGCAAAAATACTAATGCAAAAATTGATAGTAACCCTACAAACCTTTTCAAAAGATAATCCCCTCTTTCGATAAAATAAATTATTTTCTATTATTTTATCATTAAAAGAAAGGGATTAAACTGACAATTTATCAAACTCAATCATAATCTTCGTTTTTCCAATTACGCCGTATTTTTTTACAACAAATTGGTTTCGATCATTTAATTCACCCGCAATTGCTAAATGCATACCATCATCAACATCAGCTAAGAAATTTAACGAATGATTAGCAATTAAACACGATTGATCGTCTAATTTAAAAAAGACAAGCGGACGTTCTGACATCTTCAAAATTTTAATGCTATTCACCAAACCACTCCGACTCTGCATAAAGATCACTCCCATAACTTTTTATGTAATAATCGTAATTATGAAAATTATTAGCTTTGCTACAGTAAAATGCGAAACATTTCTCGCCGATTTCAAAAATACTATTTGGGCCAAAATCCCACAATATATTTTGTAGTGTTGAAAAGGGAATGTACCCTTGTTCATAGGCTAAAACAGGATTCATTTTAGCTCACTCCATTTGTGCCAATCGTAAAACTCTACGTTTCTTATTTCGTCATAGTGAACTTTTTGATTATCTATGTATATTCCAAGCTCGTCATAGCCACGAATTAATCCAATGATATCATCGAAGTATTGCGCCTCAGAATTCAAAGCCTCTAATTGTATTGCGACAGGTTTGTTTTTGATTCTAGCTTCATTCAACACTCTTTCGATTTCTTCACCATACATTAGTTCTTTTTTATTGTTGACCTTTGAACGTTCAGCAACATCTTTCTGGATAGCTGCAGTTTGATCAGAGAGATAAAAACCGATCCACTTTAACATCCCTCGATCCTCATATATTTTTTTTGCTTCTAAAAAAAGTTTAATAGCTGATTCATCATCGTAAATCATAATCTTCACCTCACCGACATTATACGAACACAAGTTCGCATTTGTAAAGCGAACAGTTTATTAAGAAAAAAAGAACAGTCCACAACATGATTTTCATGAGGACTGTTCTGTTATTTAAAATTAATAATTTACGATTCCTGCCCGTAAAACCTGCCCCTGAGACAAAAAAAGTCACCACGCACATTCTTTTCTAAACTACCGAAGTAGCCAAGAATGCACTGGTGACGTGGGTTTGGCACCCAATGGGCCGTGAGGGGCTCGAACCCGCGACCCGCTGATTAAGAGGGTGTTATTTAATGAGGGTAAAGGATGACACGACGTGACACGAAAGGAAATAAGAAAGTTGAAACATAGAGTAAAATCTAGTGGTTTGTTGCTTTCTGCCCCTAATTCTGCCCCTTGGAATAATAAATTCAGGTTATTTAATATCCTTTTTCAGTAAATTATTAAATGCAATCGTGGCTGTATCTTGTTGTTTCTTTAGAGCGTGACCGTAAATATTCATCGTTGTGTTGTAGTCGCGATGGCCTAAGCGCTCTTGCAATTCTTTAGCAGTCATTTCTGGATTGCTTAATAAATATGTTGCAGATGTATGACGAATATCGTGAAATCTAATATGTCTCAAATCGTGACGCTTAGTGAATCTCTTGAACTTTTTGTATAGATAACTTCCACGTGGAAGTGTTCCATCTTGTTTAGTGTCAAAAATAAAGTAATGATCTAAACGACTTACTTTTAACTTCCAGCGAATCCTTTTGTTGTGGTTAATCAAATCTTTCAGCACATCAAATAAGTAGGCAGGACCAGAAACAACCTTTGAATCATCATCATTTTTAAGACCTGGTAGCAACTGTACATTTGACTTTCCGTCTACCTCGGATATTCTTTGATGGAAGACAATTCTTTTATTGTCAAAATCAATATCTTTTTCTTCTAATGCCACGATTTCGCCTTGACGTGCAGCAGTGATAAAGGCGGTGAGTATAAGTGCTTTAATTTCAATATCTTCACCGAAGGCAGAAGATATCATTTTGTTGATTTCCTCCTCTGAGTAGGGTTCTTCAACATTCTTTTTAACTCCCTTTTCCTTTGGAATCTTTACTTTTTGCGCAGGATTGTCTTTAATGATCCCATACTCTTCTTGGGCAATGAGAAAGACACTATTGATTGCGTAAAGCATTTGCTTTTTTGTAGCTCTGCTAAGTGGCTTTTCAGAATTACGTCCTGGGTCTTTTGTATTTATTCTCTTAGCATTAAGAATAATATCTTTAATCATGTATGGCTTAATATCAACAAGAGAAGTATATTCAAATTTATTCATAAATCGATTATTGATATGTTTATTGTAATTATGGAAAGTTTTTGGTTCTAGGTTTCTTGATGCTTCTTTTATCCAAAAATTTTTCACGAATTGACCAAATGTAATGGTTAGTAAATCAATATTAGTCAATCCAACGGTCTCAAAATCTTCAATCCAATCATCAAGCAAACGATATGCTTTTCTAATATTCGGAGCCTCTACATTTTTACTTGTTCGCTTGGGATTTCCCTTTTCGTTGTATCCGAGGATGATTCTGAGTTTGTACTTACCATTTCCTAAGTCTTCGACAGAACCTGAAAGTTCTTTCCTTTTTCTTGCCATAATTGAATCGTTCCTTCCGTTTTGATACAATAGGCATAGCAAATAAGCCTATTGATTGGTTTATTTTTGTGTAAATGTGCCACTCAAACTTTCGACGGGGAGAGGAGGCGCATTTTTTTATTTAATTATTATACTGTGGCCTTAAACTTAGCTGATTTTTCAAAAGAAACTAGTGGGCTAAAATGTATTTCAATTTCTCCAGTCTGATTTAAAGAAAAATGAGCTGTAACATCCATTTGTTTCCCAGGAGCAACAGACCCCATAGTATTCTCATTTGCATATGTTTCTGATTTTTTATCATCAGGACCGTATACTTCGACATCGGTTCCTACAGGTATGTCAGAATCGCCATCATTTTTTACTGTATAAGTAATTTTAACTACTTGAGCGGGCTTGTTTTCCTCGAACTCATTTCTTTCATCTGTTAAAGCTACGCTGTTCAAAGTGTAAGTAACATCTCCAACTTTTACAGTGTCTCCCACATTATAGAAATTGTTTTCTTCTTTATTGTCTTTGCTGGAAGATTTCTCAGTACTTTCAACTTTTTTACCACCATTGTCGTTAGCGCTTTTATCATCGGAACCGCCTAATGCACCACCTATTACTACGACAATTATTACTGCTAAAATCCAAAACCACACTTTCTTGTAAAATGGCTTTTTCACCTTGTACATCTTGCCATCTTCACCCATTATTTTTTTTGACATGCTTTTTCCCCTTTTCCTTGTTATAATTAATTTGCCCGAACTCAAGATGGGTTATTAGTCCACGTCGCACCGTGGGCTTTTTTACTTTGGACTCCAACCTAGACCAAGATTAAACTCCTTTAAAACATCCGAATAATTAAAGTAACCATCATTCTCGTTAATTAAATAATTAACCATATAGGAGTTGGCCTCGGCTTCCATTTTCGCATGAAATGTAAACCTATCATAAAGAGGTGTGAGTTCAGAATGGTCTAAAGCATGTTTAAGTTCATGTAGAATTACTCTTTTCATCTTTTGATCAGAAAGATTTTTACATACGACCATAGTTTTCTCTTTATCAAGATAATAGCCTTCTTTTTCGATATCCAATAAAACCAGTTCTATTCCATTTGCGTGAAGTATCCTCTCTACATCTTCCATAATGAAATCGCTCCTACTTACTAAATCTACCCTCTAGATAAGCTCTTATTGCTTCTCGATCATTTTCAGTCATTGGTTTTCCATCGAAACTTTTAGCATTGTCTAGAATTTGATCAAGATCATCAGGCATTTTTTTTGAATCAAATGTGCTAGGATTCTCAGTATTACCTAATAAGAAATCGGTAGATACATTTAAATACTTAGCTACAACTGAAACTTTGTCAGCCGAGGGAGCATTTCTACTCCATTTGCTTACTGACCCATTTGACATACCTGTTTCTCTCTCTAGACGAGCGATGCTGATGTTCTTTTTACTTGCAGCTTCTTTAATGCGCTCGTATAGTCCCATAATACACCTCCGAAAATATAACTTAAAAAGTTGTTGACATCAGAAAATATACTGTGGTATTATACGAGTGTACAAAGCTGGCAGGCAAAAGTACAGTTCTAACCTCAGTGTATTTTCTATAAAAAATTGCGGCCTTGATAGGCTTATTTCTTAATGCTCATTATAGAAAATATTCGGAGGTTAGTCAATAGATTAGAAAAAATAAATCAGATTATTTTCGGAGGTGAGTATATTGATTTACACACGTATTAAATACATTTTGCAAATGAAGGGAATATCAGTGAATAGATTAGAGACTGATCTTGAATTGAGTAATGGCTCAATCTCAAAATGGAATGATTCTGTGCCTTCTGCTGATAAGTTGGCGAAAGTAGCAAAATACCTAGGTACTACAGTAGAAGAACTACTAGAAGATGAAAAAGTAAGTTAATTATTTTATTTCGTAAGTGAAAGCGAGGAAATTGGGATGCAACAAATTGTACAAGCTAGTTTAGAAGATTTACAGATTTTGTTAGCGGAAAACGAAATCAAAAATGAGGTGTGGGAAATGCCTCAAGCTGCAGCGTTTCTTAAAGTTCACCCTGACACTGTTAGGAAATATGCAAAAGAAGGTTCTATTCCTGGTGTGAAGATCGGTACTGATTGGCGATTCAGTTCAATTGCTCTTTATGAGTATGTAGCAAGAAAGAACAAAGGAGTTCAAAAAACAGCATAAGGAGGTGAGAAAGTGTTTCCGATTAAAAAGATGACAATGTTTAACCTAGTAACAAATCTTTCCATTATTGCGATGACTCTCATTGATTACAGAGCCGGATTGATTACTGTACTACTGCTTTTCATGTTTGAACATGGCGATGATGTAGTAAAACGAGGAAAAAAAGCAAAGGATGTCGGTCATGAAAATAGCGCCTAGTATTGAAATTCTTGAAAGTCGAGGAATCGAGGTACGAGAATTCAAAATCAATAAACGAAAAGGGATTGAAGTTTATACGATCCTCGGAAAAGAAAATGGCCGTGTTTCAACTTTTCAACTGAACGGCGATGATCTCATTTATTTTGACAGAGGATCAGGTGAACCGGTTGAGAGATTGGTTCATAGATTTCCTAGTCGATCGAGGAAAGAAGAAATGAAAGCTGCAATAGAGCATTAAAAAAGACCACCAAAAATGGAGGTCTTTCGAATGAGTCATGATTTAACTCATCTCAGCAAGATTATTATATCATGCTCAATCCTAATAATACAGAAAGACAAGATTGGAGTTTCGGAGGTATGAAGATGGAGTTTAAGTTAATTAAAGAAAAACAACTAAAAATTACAGTAAGTAAAAAATATGCGAAGCCATATATTCAAAAAATCAAAAGTATTGTTTGGAACCAGTTTGATTCATTATGCGAGTTCGAAAACAATTCATTTGATACTGACGAGGAAGTAGAAGTAACGCTTTTCTTCCTATGTACGGAAAAGCAATATGATCATTTGTTGGAAATTCTTAGAAATAGATTCCAAAGTCCAATTCAGATGGAGGTGATATAAATGCAAGAAATTAACGTTTTGCTAAGCGAAATGGATAACGGCGCACTTCAAGAGAGATTTAATCATGAATTCGCCGAAGTTACAAAAAACATCATGGACCCGAACACAGATGCAACTAAGAAAAGACAAATCGTTATCACTGTTGATGTTTTAGGGGATGAATACCGTGATCAAGTTCGTTTGGCTACGCAAGTGAAATCCAAGCTTGTGCCACGTGATTCCGTTTCTTCTAAAGTTGAAATCGGACAAAAAAGAGATGGAACGGTTGTGGCTAATGAAATCAAAAGTGGAGAAGTAGGACAAATGTTTTTCGATGAGAAGGATGCCACATTAAAAGATGACAAAGGCACGCCAGTAGAAGAAATAGAAGCACAACAAGAACAGGCTCAAAATGGAGTAATTGATTTTAGGGGCAAAGCTCAAACTAATTAGGAGGAACGGAAATGGCAGAAAATATTAAGGAAGCGTTGGAATACGCAGTTGAATTGGATAATCAAAAGGAAGTGATTTTTGAAGAGGGCGGAAAGAAGTATTTCGATCGATCAAAGGCAACACTACAAGAATTGGAAGGCATCAAGTACGCTGATCCACTTCAAGTGAACTCTTTGACAGGGCTTGTCGATTACCTGCATTCAAAATTTGATGATGTGGTTAATCGGGCAAGTGATAGTTTATTGATTCATGTGGTAAGCCCTACAAATGTTCGGGTCTATTCAAAATTGGATGTTGATAGGAAAAGAGAAAACCTAATTGCTGCGACTGCTTCGATGGAAAAGTTCCCTTACGGTCAATTCATGGATTCTGAACGTTTCATTATTAATCTTCAATCGCTATTTGTTCGTGATCGTGATGCAGAGGCACTACTGAAATGCGCCAGTGCTATCCGAATTGAAGGTGGCGGCGACTTAGAAGATGATGGTGTTTCTCAAACTGCAACTGTAAAAGTAGGAGCTGGAACAAAAGGAAAAGCGGAAGTTCCTAGTCCTGCTGAGTTGCGGCCGTATAGATCATTTTTAGAAATTGAACAACCAGTTAGTGCTTTCATTTTCCGAATTAACAAACACGGTGATTGTGCTCTTTTTGAAGCAGATGGGGGAATGTGGCGCTCGTATGCAATGGAATCTATTAAAGAATACCTTGAAATGGAATTACGGGATGAAATTGCTAATAACCAATTAACTATTATTGCTTAAATAAAAAAGCCACCTCCGCGAAAAGGTGACTTCTGAGTTTGGTATAACTCGTTCGACAAGACAAGTATACCATTCTCAGATATTTTTTGCAAAAAAACGTTGATATATCAGCGTTTTATTGTCCTCGTAATAGGTATTAACTTTACGGACAAACAGAATATCAAGAAAAGGTGTAGTCAAATGAGGTCGTTTGTAAGAGAGAAGACAATACACGCTGGAGACTACAAAGAATTATCTCTTTTTGTTAGGACCAGCGAGCAGGAGAGAGCAAATAGAAGGTCGAGAAAAAGAAAAAAGAAAGTATCAAGACCAGCTCAAAGAAATCTAAACGACAAAAATAGTAAGCAGTATGCTAAATGGTTGTTGTATTCGAATTTTACTGAGAAAGACTACTATCTGACATTGACTTACAAAAGTAAGTATTTACCAGCAACGCCCGATGATGCAAAAAGAGTGATTGATAACTTTCTTTCAAAGCTCCGCCGCTTATACAAGAAGACAAACGAAGAGCTTAAGTACATGTGGTTTACAGAATTTCAGTATGACGATGACACGGGATATGTAAAAAGGCTGCATCATCATGTAGTAATCAATCGTGGACCGTCAAGAGATGCAATTGAGGATTGTTGGTCAGTCGGTCGAGGCAAGAAGAAAGAGAAACTTGGTCGGACTCATGCAGACTTAATTCAGATGTCGGAGTCAGGTGGTATTCATGATTTAGCGATGTATCTAACCAGTCAGGAAAAGTATAAAAACGGTCGGTGGAAAAAAGGTCAGAAGCGATGGTCTTCAAGCAAGAACTTAGTGAAACCATACGAAACCAAAAACGATCATAAGTATTCGCTTAGAAAGTTTGAGAAGATCGCTACTTCAACAGATGCCGGAGAAGAAATACTATTGAAGAATTATCCAGAGTATCAAGTCATCGGAGAAATCAAGGTAAGGCATTTCGAGGATTCAGGATGGCATATCACTGTTGAACTATTAAGACACGATGCAATAAGACCAGGGTAGGTGGATAGATGAAAAGAAAACAGTTTTTGATTGCTTGCCTAGATGAAGAGGACAAAATACATGAAATGAAAGAGTATTTGCTGTTACTCGTTTCATTCTTTTTCCCACGTGGCAACTTCAAGTTAGACAAGGAGCAATCAACAATATCAAACGGGGCAATGACTTTTCAGTTTTTGACTCCTAATCAAATGAACTATTTAGGTGTTCATACCAGGTTTAATGATGTTGTTGGCAGCAGTAATTTTATTGAATTTGCTAGTTTTGATTCAAAACATGCATATAAGTATTTCAAGACAAAAGTTGGAAAGGTGGGTCCAGATGGGCTACTCAAAAAGTTGGCAAAGTCGCGTAAACAATCAGGTCGGTAAACAGTTGGAAGAGATGATACTTGCTGGATGTGAGTATTACCGTATTCATGAAGTAGCAGAGATCAATAGAGTTCCAGAGCATTTTAAAGTTATCGATACATTCCGCGATGGGTTCTTCAAAGGTGTGTTTACAGGTTTGGCACAACAAGACTTTGCCGGAACGCTTAAAGGCGGTCGATCAATAGCCTTTGAAGTAAAAGCTACTCAGAGCGATCAAATCAAGTCAAATGTCATTTCTAGCGAGCAGAAGAGAAAGCTTAATTATCATCAATTGATGGGAGCGATGACGGGTGTTTGTGTCAGAGTGAATAACACCTATGCATTTATTCCGTGGCAAGTATGGTGTGATATGAAAACCAGATATGGACGGCTTTATATGACAGAAGAGGAAGTAAAAGAGTTTGAAGTTAGAACGCCGGGATTTGTTGATTTCCTAAATCCGTTAAAGAGTGATCAGAATGAGCTATAGCTACAATGTTGGTCTAATAGCAGCCGGTCTTTCAAATTTCTGCGATGAAATCGGATGGGATTTAGTTAATTATGCACCTAACCAAAAGAATAAAACTCAGCTTCATGGCGTGATAATTGACGAACAGGGCAATCGTTTTGAAGTTTTGGGTACTCAAGCTGGAAAGTATTACAAACTATTGGGAAATAAGAAGTTCGAACAAATAGACAAAAAAGCGATGTTAGAAGCAAGGAAGGAGAAAAAGGTTTGGTAAAAGATAGTGAACGTTTTAGATTTTTGATGGCACATCCGAATTACTGGACTGATGAAGAAATTCGTAAAGAAGCTGATGAAATAGGTAAAAGAATGTTCAAGGGGCGAGATGTTCAAGAAAAAATTGTTGTAGTCACCATGAAAGGCCGAGTTGTTTTACGTGGAACCGCAAAAGAAATTGCACAACGATCGACAATGAACGCGTCAACTATTAGGCACTATGCTTCTTTCGAGAAAGTAGATCGTTTCGGGAAAATGTATAAATACGAGAATTGCAATGAATCCGAGTTGGAAGAAATGAGTGTTGCGAATGTTTAGAATCTATTTTTATAAGAAAGATGCGCTTGTAGTTAATGAGCGTAGCAAAGAATTCTATTTTACTAGCTCAGAAAAAGCGGATCAAATTGAAAGAAGTAAAATACTGGCAATACATCCAAAGTATTCACTTCATAATCAGGCTGATTTGCTGCTCGAGGTTGGTTATAGAAAAATCGTAGTGCAGTAGGAGAGCTAACTGAATGAAGAGTTATTTCCGAGAATTAGGACGTGAGTTTGTCATCGTTTTTAAGAGAGCAGCAAAATTGATCGGAATGTTCTTTACCGATCATGAAATAGCTCTTAAAAGCTGGATAGACTACTTTCGCAAAGAATAATTATAAAAGGAGAGTTTGAAATGACGGTATTCGATTACATGTCCCAGCATCCCATTATGACAATAATAATTGTTCTAATCATTTGCGAAACTCTTACGAATTTTGCTAAGGCTTGGGCAAGTAAAAAGTTCCGGTAACTGGGAGCTATTACAGAGAAAAGGGAGGGAAGGCTTTGCTTCAAATATTAGAACTTTTTGGAGGGATAGGAAGCCCTCGAATCGCTCTTAGAAATATGGGAGTACCAACTAAATCAATTGATTATGTTGAAATCGATCAAAAGGCAGTCGATAGTTACAATGCTATTTTTGCAAATGATCTTGAGAATAGAGTTCAATCAGTAGTTAATTGGAATTTAAAGCCTGATATCCTCATACATGGCAGTCCGTGTCAAGATATTTCTATTGCAGGGCATCAAAAAGGAGCTGACGAAGGGTCTGAAACCAGATCAAGTCTAATGTGGGAAACCCTACGAATCATTCGAGACATGGGGATGTGGCGTCCACGAGTAGTGATCTGGGAAAACGTTAAGGCAGTAACTGAAAAGCGCATGAGAAAAAATTTCAACCGATACCTGGATGAAATGGAAAAGCTGGGATATTCCAACTCCTTTGAATTACTGGATGCAAGAGATTTCGGAATACCTCAAGCAAGGCAAAGAGTTTTCACAATTTCGATGTTAGATCAGCCAATATTCAATTTTAGTATTTTAAATCGGACACCAATGCGAGATATACGAGAGTTCCTTGTAGAGAATGATGAAGTGAGTTGTGTTTACGATGTCACACAACCTAGTGTCTTATCAGTGATAGGGAAGACTGGAATAAAACGAGCAACGGTGATCAAAGATTTTGCATACACTATTACTACGCGACAAGATCGAACACCAGCACAAATAATTGATTGCGGGGCTGGGCGCTTCCGTTATCTAACTGAATTAGAGTGCTGGAGGCTTCAAGGTTATTCAGACGCTGACTATTTTGCGGCAGCATCAACAGTCGAAAGAAATGGGCGTTTTAGAATGCCAATGTACAAACAAGCTGGTAATAGCATACCGGTAAATATTTTTGAAAGTATTTTTGAAATACTACTTTAACGGAGGAATTACAGGAAGTAAAAGCTCATGTGTATGGGGCTATCACGTAGAAAAAAGACCAGCTAGGCTAGTCTTTAGGTAAATATTTTTGTACTAGATATTTACGATATTCAGCAGCTTCTTCAATCGTTTTGAAACCAGCCTTTTGATAAACAGTACCGTTCACAGTAAGAACAGCTCGATATTTTAGTTTACCCGCTTGCTTGTAAGTAACAACACCACGAACACCAGATTGGCTGTTTGATTGTGGTTTATCAGTTTGGAAGTAAGATGGCTTGATCCCATTTTTTACTACTTGCCGTGCTTTGATTGCAGGAGGACCTTTCTCTGCTTGAAGACAACCGCATGATTTGGTGAGTCCGTTTCGTAGTGAACCGCAGCGTTGATTTGATAGATCAATAAATTTACCCATTGAGATCAATCCCAGCTTTTTCAGTCTCGTAGTCAATCTCGTATTTCATTAGCTTGTTAATGACTTCTTCATACGGAAGTCCCGATTCAGCGACTAAATCAACTAAGAGTTGGATTGGAAGCTCATTAACAGATTTTTCCCGAGATTTCCATGTTGAAAAAGTAGATTGTTTTGATCCAATAGCTTTAGCAAATTTATTCGGTGTTGTCTTTAGATCATCTTCAATAAATCGATAAACGGAGTATTGCATAGTTAACGTCCTTTCTAAATGAATTTAATAGTGATTTCGTAGTAACCCATTTCTTCGAAATCTAAATCAGTAGCAACTCTTGTAATAACGAATCTTGTTCCGGCAGGCAATAACACTTCACACTCTTGATCACAGTCTTCGCAACCAAGTTCGTAACATTCTTCTTCGTTGTCGTAATCGACTTCGTGACCAGCAACTTTGTTTTCAGGGATAAAAGTGTATTCGTATTCGCCAAATGTTTCAGGTGTGAACATACCAGCTTTTGTCCAAGATTCAGCTTTATCAAGAGTAATGATTTGACCTTCAACATAGTCGATTTTGTAATTTACAGCGATTGTTCTAGATACTTCATAAGTTCCTGTAATGTTGTGTGCAATTTCGTTTTTGTTCATGTTGGTCAAATCCTTTCAAATGGGTTATCTCTTATCTACATTTATAGTGTAACGCATATGCGTTATTATGTCAACGCAAATGCGTTAAGTTGTTTGAAAAAGTTTTATACATTATCGGAGCCTACAAAGGAGGAAAAGTAATGAAGATTGTATTAAATAAATGTTTTGGTGGCTTTGGGTTGAGCCATGAAGCAAAAATGGAAATTTTTAAAAGAAAAAATATTGAAGTATTCCCATACATCAATAACTTTAGCTATGACTCAGATGATGAATACACGAGACACACAGGCCAAAAGCTAGGTTCGATGGATTTTATCTACTATTTCAAAAAAGACCCGAAAATCGACAAAGTTACAGGAATTTATAGCGAAATTGACCGACTGTACGGAATTGCTGATGATTCCAGTTTTTCAAGTGATTCAAACAGAGGTGATAAGGACCTCGTTGCTGTTGTCGAAAAACTAGGAAGTGAGGCCAGTGGACCACATGCAAGTCTTAAAGTCGTTGATATACCCGATGGGGCTGAGTGGGAAATAAGTGATTATGACGGCATTGAAACTGCACATTATGGTTTTCAAATAGGTAGTATTTAGTCCACTAACGACAACTATCACGTAGATAGTTTGAAAGGACGATTTGAATGAAAAAAATGTCTCAAACAGAGATAGTTGAAGAAATAAACAGTTTGAACGAAAAGCTGAGCCGCTTTCAGCAACAAGGTGTAGATATTGACGAAATTCAAGAGTTAATGGACATGCTAGAAGAATCAATATCATTATCACAAGTTTTATTTTTTCAATATGTGTATAAGGAGGACGGCGAATGAACATTATCAAAATAGTTTTTGACGTTATCAGTTTTGCTTTAAACACCGCACTAATTATTTGTTGGGCGAGTTTCATTTTTTACGGTGGGATATGGCAAGCTGGAAACTTTATGAGTATAGAACTTAACGGATTATTGAGAAACAGCAAGAAGGCCTATAAACCAAACAGCGAACAGTTCGAAGTAATAGAACGCTCCAATGTCATACAATTTGACGAAATGGGCTATCCACTCCGATTGGTAATGATTAATTTGGGCAATGGTACCGTCGATCATGTTTGGCGAGATACCACTGAAAGAGAAGATGATGTGGTGTTGGAGTGGACTAAAATTTAGTTTCGGTAACCACGCCTATCACATAAAAAAAGTGCTCCAGATAAGTATAAATAAGCCCAGAGCACTAATGAGACAATATTAGTCTTCAATTACAACTCGTTGAACGACAGCTAAGTTAATTAAACGGGAATTACTAGTTTGTGTATGTTTTACATGAATCCAATTGGGTTCTTCAGGAAGTTCATCAATGAGCGTGTTAGCGTGAAAGCTATTACCGCGATCATAGCGAAATGCAACTTCTTTTCCGCTTTTTAAAGTATCAATGATTATTTGTTTTATCATATTTTCTCACCCCTTTCTAATGAAAGTATATCATTTTGAAAGATTATTTTAAAAATTATTTTGGCTAACTCAGCCTATCAAGGAGGTTTCATAAATGCTGAACAAGAAAAATATTATGGGGATCATTCAAGAACATCAAAGAGAAATTGATGATTTGAGACATGAGTTAGAGTTTACGGGTAGTTCTACTGTAAGAAAGGCTATCGAAAGTAAACTGTCATATCTGTATGACAACAAAGCTCGTTATGAAATGCAAGCGAAAGCTTGGGGACTGATAGAGGAGGAAAAAAATGGAAAATGAAATGATGGAAAAACTAAGCAATTGGATTGATGAAGGAGTGGAAATTTACTTTAGTTTTGTTGAATCATCTGACGATAAACTTGCTAATGCTTCACTAGATGCCGTCAGGATTTACCAAGCAGCATTAGAAAACGAAGAAAAAATAGCATTTCAGTCGCAAATGTTAGGTCATTTTTTAACCGGATTGAGTGAAGTGTTGCCGACTGGAGGAAAGTAATGTTTAATTACGACGACTTTGCAAACTATATAGTTAAAATGCAAAAGGCACTTGAAAAGCAAGGGCAAGAGAAACAAGAAGCATTTACTAATGCATTGATTATTTTGACCATTACAAGTGTCGCCAGGAACCAGATGTAAAACAAAAAAAGCCACCTCAAAAGAGATGACCTAGCCAAGTCAAATTATAACATATAAGGGGTGGCGATTGTGAGATTCCAATGGTTAAAAGATTTCCAGGACTTACAGGATCAGATTCTTTACTTAAAATGGAACCTTAATAAATCTAAATTAGAATTGAATAGGTGGATTTATGGTGACCTGTCAGATGTTCGATTAGACGAGAATTCGCGTTCGTCATCGCTTGAAGAGAGTATTCAACTAATCGAGCAGGAGATCGAAGTTTTAGAAAAACAAAGCAAAGAAATGTTGGCCATCATTGAATCATTCAGAGGGATAGAGAATCAGATAGTCAGAATGAAGTATATTGATGGCTTAAACTTGGAACAAATAGCAGAAAAGATCGGGTACAGCGCTTCATACACCAGAAAGAAACATGCTGACATTAGAAGTAAGCTAGAATTCTTGGATGAATATGAAGCTCAAGAGTGTCAAAGGCTTGATAAAATCAGTGAGATTGAATACTACAATGAACAGAAATCAGAAGAAAAACAAATAACACTGTTTTAGAAACATCGATGTTCACAAAATGTAAGCTCATGCAAAGTATTCAAACCTTGATTTTAATTAGTTATAGTTAAAAAGTAATAAATTGCGATCTACAGCGCAGGTCGCAAAATAAAAAGAATACAAGGAGGTGGAACAGTTCCATCTCGTCAGTATTCTTCAAGATTGTTTGCAAGACGATCGAACTATGACGGCACTTGAAAGACACAGAAGGGAGTCGCTCCTCTTTAGTTATACTCAAGTGCCGCCTAAATGGACCTTTAGCTCAGTTGGTTAGAGCTGCCTGCTCATGACAGGCTGGTCGTGGGTTCGAATCCTACAAGGTCCATAAACTTTAGTATAAATAAGTTGATACCGCCAGTAGATAAAAGGAGACCCCCTATGACCCTTAGAGCTGATAAACAAGGTAAACATCGCGTTGCTTATGAAAAGAATAAAAAGAGAATACTAAAGACTCAAAATGTTTGTGGCATCTGTGGTAAGCCGGTTAACAAGAAGTTGAAGTCACCTGATCCAATGTCACCAGTTATTGACCACCTGATTCCAGTATCAAAAGGTGGACATCCATCAGCGATAAAGAACCTGCAACTTGCCCATTGGACATGCAACAGACAGAAGTCAGACAAGTTGTTTAACAATCAGCAAAATAATCAGCAAGAAAAGAAAGTAATAGGTAATAGGAACCTTCCTCAAAGTATTAATTGGAGTTTATATAGTTCAACAAAAAAATAAAAATAAAAGTTTTAGAAAATAAAAAAGAAGTAATCGCAAGAGAAATATAGGGGGGATACCTCCCCCGACCGGCTGGCAGCCGACCTTCACGCAGTCACTGTACATTTTTTCTCGCGCGACATCCAAGGAGCTGACTAAATGGGAATGCAAGGAATGGAATACTTAAAGAAAAAGCTGAGTTCGCGCCGTTCGCGAGTGAATATGCGTTATGAACATTACTCGATGAAAAATAAGGAATATGAAATTGGATTTACCATTCCAAAAAAAATAAGGGATCAATACAAAGCAGTTTTGGGGTGGTCAGCAAAAACAGTTGATAGCCTTGCAGATCGATTAATATTTCGTGAGTTCGCAAATGACAATTTTGATGTAAATGAAATATTTAGGGCTAATAATCCCGATGTATTCTTCGATAGCGCGGTGTTGTCAGCCTTGATAGCATCGTGTTCTTTTGTTTATATTTCAAACGGAGAGGACGAAATACCACGGTTACAAGTTATTGAAGCGAGCAATGCGACTGGTGTGATTGATGAAACTACAGGCTTGCTTAAGGAAGGGTACGCTGTACTTGAACGAGATGAAAACAACAAACCTTCAGTTGAAGCATACTTCACCGGAGATCAAACAACCTTTTATTATGCGGATAAGAATGTTGAGAACTTCTCGCTTGATAATCCGACAGGTCATCCGTTGTTAGTTCCGATTATTCATCGACCGGATGCCGTGCGGCCTTTTGGACGTTCAAGAATTACACGAGCCGGTATGTATTGGCAAAGAAATGCAAAAAGAACACTGGTGCGTGCAGACGTGACGGCTGAGTTCTATTCTTTCCCACAAAAGTATGTTGTTGGTACTGATCCTGATTCAGAGCCGTTAGATAGTTGGAAAGCAACGGTTTCTGCAATGCTTGAATTCACAAAAGGTGAAGATGGAGAAAAGCCAACTCTTGGCCAGTTCACAACATCAAGCATGACACCGTTCACCGAGCAACTTAAAACTGCTGCAGCTGGATTTGCCGGCGAAAGTGGTTTAACATTGGATGATTTAGGGTTTGCCTCAGACAACCCATCGAGTGTAGAAGCAATAAAAGCTAGTCACGAGAATTTGAGACTTGCCGGAAGAAAAGCGCAACGTTGTTTTGGATCAGGCTTTTTGAATGTGGCATATTTAGCAGCATGTTTAAGAGATGATTTCCCATACATGCGAAGTCAGTTCATGACTACCGAACCAAAATGGGAGCCGCTATTTGAGGCGGATATGTCTACGCTAGGATTAATTGGTGACGGAGTGCAAAAAATAAACACGGCAATTCCTGAATACATCAACGGTGAAACTATTCGTGATCTGACAGGGATTAAAGGAGCGAATGACAATGGATGATATTGTTCCAGGACTCCTTGAATCCATTCAACATCAATTTGACGAACGAACAAAAAAGAGCGCTAAACTGAAGAATGCTGCAATCGCATTGAAGAAGAAAGAAGCAACCTATTTAGATGCGAATGGTTTTGCAATTGAACTTGGTGAAATATTAGCCTCTATTTACGCAAAGAACCTGACCAAAAAAGTATTGCCAGACGGCAAGATGTACTACAACATTGCTGAGCGAATTATTCAACCAACGATGAAAAACAACTACGATCTTGTTTCCGGTTATGCAGGCGATGTTCAAAAACAATTGAATCAGGCCGCAGGGTTATACTTGAAAACTCAAATCCCTGATATAAATCAGGATCGAATCAACGGGATTGTCAATCGAATATCAAGCGAGCCTGATTTCGATAAAATTAAGTGGATGCTTGATGAACCGATAGTGAATTTTAGTCAAAGTATTGTAGATGATTCCATTAAAAAGAATGCCGGATTTCAGTCAAAAAGCGGTTTGCATCCTAAAATCATACGCCGTGTTTCTGGACATGCATGTAAATGGTGCCGAAGTCTGGCAGGATCATATGACTACGAGACTGCTCCTGATGATATATATAGACGACATGAACGATGTCAGTGCACTGTTGATTATGATCCAGGAGACGGAAGGCGAAAAAATGTTTGGTCGAAGAGATGGCAAGACGAAAAAAAGCGTGCTAGAATTAAGTTATCAAAAGAACTTGAAGCGCTTGATTTATCGAAAGCCAGCAACCGAGATATTGCAAACATGATCGATGCAAGGCTAGGCAAACCAATGACAGTAGAAAATGCTGACAGAAGCAACGCGAACCCTAATTACTACAAGGGCAGCGAATACCAAGTAAATTGCCAACGTTGCGTACCTACTTATGAAATGAGACGAAGAGGGTTAGAAGTCGAAGCAATGTCTGCAACCGATAGAAGCATTTGGGATGATCCATTTAGTGAAATTGTTTATTACGATAATGGCAGGCGAGGACTGAAGACTGTCAGAGCCTTTGTTGATCCAGTGACAAAAGAACCTGTTAGCCCTACAGTTTTAGGCGGTCGAACTATGAAGCAAAATTATGCTAAGTTAGAGAAAATCGTCAAAGACGGGGAAAGATACACACTCAGCATGGCTTGGCAAAAAAATGGTGCTCACATAGTGAATATGGAACGAATCAACGGTGTTCTTTCTATCGTTGATGCACAGAGCGGTTCAATTGCACCTATTGATGAATATTTTGCTATTAGAAAGGCACAACCCAAAAGCTTAAACTATTGTAGAATAGATAACTTGGAGATTAATCCAAGTATTGTTAAGAAAATAGCAATTTCAAAAAAAGGAGGATAAAGCAATGAAAAATTTGGAGCTGATCATTAGCGAAAGCAACATTCCTGATTTTATCAATGAAGATGTTTCAACATGGAAAATCGGAAAAGAAAATAGCGAACACATTTATCTTTATCCTGACTTTGGAGAGATACAGCCTTGTATTGGTCAACCTTTCTTATTAGTATTTGATAGAAAGCAATCTCTAGGAAACCTATTCTTTTTGGGCACGCCAGAATGGAATGAATTAAACTTAGATGCCGTATACAAAGAGATTTCAGAATAAGCACCCAATCATGAATAAGTGATTGAGTGCTATTTTTGTACAAAAAAGGAGCGGTTTTATGTCAAAACAAAATAAGTATTCTATCCCGATGACTCTGAGACAGATTGTCGGGCTTTTTGTGTTGCCAAGAGAACGACTGCCAGATAAACCGAAGGAGGACAAGAAAAAGTGATTGTGTTCAAAGTCTCATTTAGTCAAGCGTGGGGGCGATGGCGTGATTTTACGTTTGTTACCTGTAGAAGTGCAAGCGAAGCGATCACCAAGGCGCTAGAAGAAATCAACGTACCTGAAAAGATGAACGATAAAGTGATCATAACCGTTTCTATTGAAGGTCAGGTAGGCAAAAAGAAAAAAAGAAAGTAGTATTCCCAGCGATAGGGTTATCATGCAGCAAATGATTGAAGGGGGATCAATATGACTACTAAAGTAAGACTTGGTAATCAGCATCCTACTCAATCGGTAATATTGCCATATGACAAAGAAAAATCCATGTCTCAACGAGCGATTGACCGCTATCAGCGAACAGGCCGTAAATGCTACAAATGGCAAGGAAACATGCTTAATCCCATGATGGCTATAGATAATGATGGATTATGGATTCATCAAAAGTTCGGTTTCTCCATACCTCGTAGGAATGGTAAAACAGAAATTGTGTATATAGTCGAGTTAGATGCATTAGAAGAAGGACTCAGCATACTACACACTGCTCATAGGATTAGCACGTCACATTCTTCATTCGAACAAGTGAAAAAGTTGCTTGAAGATTCGGGCTATATAGAAGGCGAAGACTTTAATTCCATTAAGGCAAAAGGTCAAGAGCGATTAGAACTTTATAAAAGTGGTGGGGTCATTCAATTTCGTACAAGAACTTCCAGCGGTGGTCTTGGTGAAGGGTTTGATCTACTCATAGTCGATGAAGCACAAGAGTATACGACTGAGCAAGAGTCCGCCTTAAAATATACGGTATCTGATAGTGATAACCCGATGACAATAATGTGTGGAACGCCGCCGACACCTGTTTCTAGCGGTACGGTGTTTACTCATTATCGTGATAAGGTTCTGTTCGGCAAATCAAAGTATTCGGGCTGGGCGGAATGGTCTGTTGATGAAATGAAAGACATTCATGATGTTGAAGCATGGTACAACTCAAATCCATCAATGGGCTATCACTTGAACGAACGCAAAATTGAAGCCGAACTAGGAGAAGATGAACTGGACCATAACGTCCAGCGTCTAGGATATTGGCCAAAGTACAATCAAAAGTCTGCAATTTCCGCAACAGAATGGGAAGGATTGAAAGTCAGCCGTTTACCTGTTTTCAAAGGCCCACTATTTGTAGGTATCAAATATGGAAATGATGGTGCGAATGTTGCAATGAGCATAGCTGTTCGAACTTTATCAGGAAAAGTGTTTGTTGAAACAATCGATTGTCAATCAGTTAGAAACGGTAATCAGTGGATCATTAATTTTCTTAAGAATGCTGATGTAGCTGCAGTAACGATTGATGGTCAAAGCGGTCAAAGTATTTTAGTGAAGGAAATGAAAGACTTTAGGTTAAAGAGTCCAATTTTACCAAAGGTATCAGAAATCATTAATGCAAACTCTTCATGGGAACAAGGTATTTTCCAGAAATCAATTTGCCACAATGATCAACCTTCATTAACCACTGTTGTAACCAATTGTGAAAAACGAAATATTGGTTCAAGTGGTGGGTTCGGATATAAATCGCAATTCGATGATATGGATATAAGTCTAATGGATAGCGCACTTTTAGCGCATTGGGCTTGCGTTAATAAGAAGCCTAAATCAAAACAACAAATCAGGTATTAAGCGACTTTTTCGGAAGTCGTTTTTTTAATACACAAAATTACCGAACTGCCGGGCAAGCAGGAGAAAGGACGTTTAACATGTCAGATTTTAAAGTAATTGAAACACAACAAGAGTTGGACCAAATTATTCGGGAGCGCTTGGATCGTCAAAAAGAGTCCTTGGAAAAGCAATTTGGTGATTATGACCAGCTCAAAACTCGTAATGAGGAACTAGAAAATGAAGTTGGTGCATTAAAGACAGCTGCAGAAGAATCAAAAAATGCTGCTTCACAATATGATCAAACAATTGCGGAATTGAATGCAAAAGTGACTAGCTACGAAACGGCTAACTTAAGAACACGAATTGCCATTCAAAATGGATTACCGCTTGATCTTGCTGACCGTTTAGTTGGTGAGGATGAAGATAGTTTGAAAGCTGATGCAGAGCGTCTTTCTGGATTTGTTAAATCTCAGAAACCAGTACCACCTTTAAAAGATACTGAACCGCCATTAGGTGATGAAAAAGATGAACCATATAAAAAATTAATCGAAGGATTAAATAAAGAGGGAGAATAACAATATGACAACATTATCAAGAGGAAGTTTATTTGAACCTGAATTAGTAACAGACTTAATTAACAAGGTGAAAGGCAAAAGTTCGTTAGCTATTCTTTCGCAGCAAGAAGCGATTCCATTTGATGGACAAACAGAGTTTGTTTTCACGATGGATTCTGAAATTGATATTGTAGCTGAAAATGGGAAGAAATCACACGGTGGCATTTCATTAGAGCCAGTTAAAATGGTGCCTATCAAAGTTGAGTATGGCGCGCGTGTTTCTGACGAATTCATGTACTCATCTGATGAAAAGAAAATTGATGTAATCAAAGGCTTTAACGAGGGATATGCTAAAAAGCTTGCTCGTGGTATTGATTTAATGGCATTTCATGGGATCAACCCACGTACTGGTGCAGCGTCTACAGTTATTGGCGACAAACATTTCGACAGCAAGGTAACTCAAACAGTTACATTCTCACCATCTGATCCAGATGCAAATATCGAAGCAGCTGTCGCGTTGATTCAAGGAGAAGAAGGTATTGTGACTGGTCTGGCAGCAGATACGCAGTTCTCGGCGGCATTAGCAGCAATGCGCACAGGCGGAGACACAAATATTCGCTTGTTCCCTGAGCTTGCTTGGGGAGCTAATCCAGGTTCTATCAATGGCCTAAAAGCTGATATTAATAATACGGTGTCAGGTGGCTCTAATGACGTAGCCATCATTGGGGATTTTGCTAATTTCTTCCAATGGGGATTTGCGAAAGAGATTCCATTAGAAGTTATCGAATATGGTGATCCAGACAACTCAGGTAATGACTTGAAAGGATACAATCAAGTTTACCTACGTTCTGAAACATTCTTAGGATGGGGCATCATGGACGCTAACAGCTTTGCTCGTATTGTTAAAACTACCGGAGGTGGCGAATAGCATGAATTACAAAAATACTAGAACAGGCGTGGTCATTACCACGCCTTGCGTTGTAAGCGGCGGAAACTGGAAGCTAATTGATGAAGAACAAGAACAGGTTAATGATACTCCTGTTTCGGTAGTAATCACTCCAACAGAAGAAACCGAACAAGAAGATGCAGCAAACGCTGCATCTGATGATTTAGCAGATGTCACTAAAAAAGACATTATGCAGGAACTAGATGCAATGAAAATCAAGTATGATCCTCGTGCTAAAAAACAAGAACTGTATGATTTGATGATGCAAGGGGAGTGATCACGTGCAACCATTCGCAACGATTACTGATTTAAGTAATTTATGGCGCACTCTTAAGATGGATGAAGTGGATCGTGCAGAGTCATTGCTTGAGGTTGTTTCTGATTCGTTGAGAGAGGAAGCGCACAAAGTCGGCAAAGACCTAGATGCGATGACAGAGGAACGTCCATCTTACGCGACTGTCGTTAAGTCTGTAGTGGTTGATGTGGTAGCTCGTACACTTATGACCTCAACCGATCAGGAACCAATGACGCAGTTCTCAGAGGGCGCAATGGGTTATAGCGTTTCAGGGTCCTATCTTGTTCCAGGCGGAGGCTTGTTTATTAAAGATACTGAGCTTAAACGTTTAGGCTTACGCCGGCAAAGAATGGGAGTGATTGAACCTTATGGCCAAATTGAAAGGCATAACAATTATCCTTGTTGATAAAGTAGAGATTGGAAGAGACCCATTTGATAAACCCATTTATGAAGATAAGGATATTGAAGTTGAAAATGTCTTGATTCAACCGACATCCACTGATGATGTCGTAAATCAATTGAATTTGACAGGAAAGAAAGCTGTTTACACGATAGCCATTCCAAAGGGCGACTCTCACGATTGGGAAAATAAAGAAGTGAAATTCTTTGGTAAGCGTTGGCGAACTGTCGGTTTTCCAACTGAAGGGATTGAGGACTTAATTCCGCTCGACTGGAATAAGAAAGTGATGGTGGAACGCTATGGCTAAAATGAAATTTAAACTGAATTATAATGGTGTTGGCCAATTACTAAAATCTGCCGAAATGCAGGGCGTTTTAGAAGAGAAGGCAACGGGTATTAAAAACCGCGCAGGCGAAGGATATGCTCAGGATGTTTATGTCGGAAAAACACGGGCGAATGCGATGGTTTACGCAGATTCTTTCAAAGCCAAACGAGACAACAAGAAAAACAATACACTTTTGAAGGCGGTGCGGTAAGTGATCGAGACTGAAATTAAAGAATTCCTAGACGGTCATTTATCTGTACCGTCTTTTTTAGAGCGTCCTGAAGAACCGCCTGACTTTTATATTCTTTTTGAAAAAACTAGCGGTGGCAGCAACAATTATCTGCCGTCTTCAACGTTTGCTTTCCAAAGCTATGCTCCTTCTTTGTACGAGGCAGCAGCATTGAACGAAAAATTAAAAATTGCTGTTGAATCAATGATCACGCTTGATTCCATCAGTAAGATTAAGCTCAACAGTGACTATAACTTTACGGATACAGAAACGAAAGAATATCGCTATCAAGCGGTATATGACATTAATCATTATTAGGAGGTAAATATATGTCAGATGTACAAAACGTGACAACAGCAAAACCGAAAATAGGCGGTGCCATTTATTCAGCTCCGCTGGGAACTGTGTTGCCAAAAGACGCAGTTACAAAACTTGACGATGCTTTCAAGAGTTTAGGGTATATTTCAGAAGATGGAGTGACTAACTCAAACTCACCAGAAAGCGACAATATCAAGGCTTGGGGCGGCGATGTTGTTGATAATGTGCAAACAGAAAAGCCCGATACTTTCTCCTATACATTGATTGAAGCATTAAATATATATGTGCTGAAAGAAGTTTATGGCGAAAACAATGTGAGTGGAACCTTAGATACAGGAATTACAATCAAAGCCAATTCGACACCTATGAAAGAACATGTCTTAGTGGCTGAAATGGAACTAAAAGGCGGCGTCTGGAAACGTATTGTTATTCCTATTGGTAAAGTTTCAGAGGTGGGCGAAATTGGTTATAAGGATAATGAACCTAGTGGATACGAAACAACGATTGCAGCACTTCCCGATACTGACGGAAACACTCACTATGAATACATTCAGAAAATCGGGAGTTCATCTGAAGGAGGAGGCGACTAATGGCCAAAAATGACAACTTGCAAGGAACAACGAAATCAGGATTTGATTACAACATTTCTAAAGACCGTCTTAACAATTATGAATTGGCGGAAACGCTCGGGGAACTAGAAGATAATCCTCTTCTAATGGGGAAAGTTGTGAACCTCATGTTAGGTAAAGAACAGACTAAAAAATTAAAGGACCATTTGCGTACTAAGGATGGATTTGTTCCAAGCGAATTAATGGAAGCGGAAATTACAGAAATTCTGCAAAAGCAGGCAGAACTAAAAAAATAATAACCCTTGCTAGAATGATCAAGCTCGATGAAGATGCATTGATTTGTGATCTAGCCGAGACTTATCAAATATACGACTACAGGCAGTTACCTCTATTGAAGGTAGCTGTCTTTTCTTGTGGTTTAAGTGAAGATTCCAGAATCAAAATGCGAATGAGTAATCAAATCATACCAATGGAAACACTTCTTTTAGCTGGTCTGTCTGACAAAATCAGCGTTCTTTTATGGACCAAGACGAAAGATGGCCAGAAAGGAAGAAATCGTCCACCAATGATTTTGGATGCATTCAATCAAAACAAAACGAAGCAAAGAGAAACTGTCGTATTCAATTCAGGCGAGGATTTCGAAGAAAGAAGAAAAGAGTTACTTAAACAAGCAGCGAGCGGAGGTGGAGATTAATGGCAACGGATTTAGGTCAGGCTTATGTTCAGATTGTACCATCTGCAAAAGGAATCAGCGGAGCAATCAGAAATCAACTAGAACCAGAAGCCTCGGCAGCAGGTACCAGTGCTGGGAATAATCTGGCTAGTAGATTGGTTACGGTTGTAAAAGGCGTGATTGCTACTGCAGCTATTGGTAAATCAATCGGTGCGGCTCTTACTGAAGGTGCCAATCTTGAACAATCCCTCGGCGGTATCGAAACCCTGTTTAAGGGCAGTGCCGATAAAGTGAAAAAATATGCTGATGAAGCATATAGAACTTCCGGATTATCTGCCAATGATTACATGGAAAACGTAACAAGTTTTAGTGCTAGTTTGCTGCAGTCAGTAGGGGGCGACACCGAGAAAGCTGCAGACGTTGCAAACATGGCCATGATCGACATGTCAGATAATGCCAACAAAATGGGTACCAACATGGGCGATATTCAAAACGCCTATCAAGGGTTCGCAAAACAGAACTATACCATGTTAGATAACTTGAAACTAGGTTACGGTGGTACTCAAGAAGAAATGAAAAGGCTGCTTGCCGATGCTGAAAAGCTGACTGGTGTTAAATACGACATCAATAATCTAAGTGACGTTTACAACGCGATCCATGCTATTCAAGAAAACTTAGACATTACAGGTACAACCGCAAAAGAAGCCTCTGAAACCTTCAGCGGATCATTTGCAGCAATGAAAGCCGCAGCGTCTAACGTCCTTGGTAAAATGGCTCTTGGCCATGACATTCAACCATCTTTAAATCAATTAGCCGAAACAACGTCAACATTCTTTGTTGGAAACTTTATCCCGATGGTGATGAACATTGTCAAAGCGATACCTGGTGCAATCGTTACTTTGATTAAAGCATCAATTCCATACGTACAAGAAGCTTTTACAAGTATGTTTGGTTCAGTTGGCTTGCCATCAGCTTTCACAGGGCTAATTGCAAATTTAAAGTTTGCCTTTGGGCAAGTAGTAGCGAATGTAAAAAACATGGGCTACCAAGTGAAGGATCGACTGACTGAACTTGATGATTCCTTTAGAAGCTTGCTTGTTTCCTTAGAGCCAGTTTTCACTAAACTAGGTGGAATTATTAGCACATGGGCTGTTGGAATTACAACAGTGTTATCCTATGCTATCCCGTTAGCGATCGATGTTTTTCGAATGGCCTTTGATGGGATTGTGGAATTTGTCGTTCCCATTTTGGACAAGGTACTTCAAATCTTTTGGGATCTGAGTGCGGCAGTTATGGAAGTAGTCATGAATACAGTCGTACCAGCATTACAGAAAATGATTGATTGGGTTCGTGCTAACGAGGGAATCATGAAAGGCTTAGGAGTTGCATTAACAGCCCTAGTTGCTGGATTCGGAGCATTCAAAGCCGTTACCGGTGTGGTAGCCATTTTTAGTAAATTATCTGTTGCAGCAGGAGCATTAAAAACAGTTTTTCTAGGTCTTTCGAATCTTGGAATCAAAGGCTTAATCACAGTGTTTACTACGTTATTAGGACCAGTTGGTGTGGTAGCAATTGCAGTAGGAGCTTTAACCGCTGCATTCGTTTATCTATGGAATACGAATGAAGGCTTCAAAGAGGCAGTCATTCAAATATGGACAACTATTTCTGAATTATTAAGTCCACTTATTTCTGGAATAGCTGAGTTTATTAAAACGATTTGGGGTGCAGTCACTGCATGGTGGAATGCAAATCAACAATCGTTTTTGACAACTGCTCAAACTATTTGGAATTCCATTATGACTACCATTCAATCCATACTTAATCTAGTGCAATTAGTAATTCAAACCGTGTTGACCAATATCCAGAATTTCTGGAATACATGGGGATCAACGATTCAAAATTTCACTTCCGCAGTATGGGGAGCAATTAAAGCTCTGATAACTGGTGTGGTAAATAATTTGCTATCAACGATAACTACCATCTTCAATCAGATTAGTATTGTCATTCAAACCGTGATGGGTGTGATTCAAGGGATAATTAAAGCAATCACAGGAGCAATCAAGGGTGACTGGTCACAGGTTTGGGAAGGAATCAAACAGATTGTTTCTAGCATCTTTGAAGGTATTGTCGCTACAATATCAAATTTCATGGAAGGCGCCAAAAATACTATATCTAATGCGATTGAAACAATAAGAGGCGTATTCGATTCATTATCTCAAATTGATCTTTTCGCAGCTGGTCAAGCGATCATCGAAGGGTTCTTGAATGGACTTAGACAGAAATATGAAGATGTAAAAAGCTTTATCGGTGGTATTGGTGACTGGATCAAAGACCATAAAGGCCCAATTAGTTACGATAAGATACTATTGATCCCAGCTGGTAATGCGATTATGGATTCGCTAAACAATGGTCTAATAGATCGATTTTCTAACGTTAAGCGAACAATCTTAGGTGTTGCAGGCGAAATACAGGACATAATTACCAATAGCATTGACACAAGTCCATTTACAGATGATTCATTGAATACTCAATTGTCCTTTGCTGCAGCATCGATCGATGCACAAAATATTAGTGCAAGACAAGCAAGCGGTGAATACGGTGGTGACTCTTCAGTAATCATTGATAACCACGGCATGATGGACGGAGCAACGTTTGTTGTACGAGAAGAGGCTGACATCGAAAAGATTGCAGAGGCATTGTACAAGAGACAACAACGCCAAGATGGACGGCGTGGATTGCGAGGTAGTTTCCGATGACAGTAACACTTGAAAAGAAATTACCTGCAAGAGCAATGAACATTGATGGCAAGTTTTTAGAAGACTTGGTTCCTGGATACACAACACTTGATGTTGAGGGAAGGGAACTTTTTGAAACGAATAATGAGTATTCTCAACTTGGAATTCGAGATGGCGAAAGACACATCTATAATCGAATTCCAGCACGAGAGCTTGAAGTTAAGTTCTTTTTGAAAGCCGAAGATGATTCATCCTACAGAGACAAGTTCAACAAACTGAACGTGGCTTTGTTCACCGAAAAAGAAGTGCCAATTTGGTTCAACGATGAACCAGAAATGATCTTCAAAGGAACAAAGGCAACAATAGATAAAGTAGATTCTGGTCATTATTGGGCGACTGGTAGCTTCACAATCACTTGTGGCGATCCGTACAAGTATACGAAAAGCGATGCAACGTCCGTAATGTGGGGATCAGAAATCATTACATTTCAGGCGAACTATTTGTTAGGGAATACTGGATCGGGCGCCGTTCTAATGCCGATCATTTTTGAAGGTGGCGCTTATTGGGGGTCTGATATTATCACTTTCCAACACCAAGGCTATCTGATGGGTGACACAGGTAAAGAAGCGCAGCCGTTTGAAATTTACCCAACGGTTGAAGGTTTAAAAGTGAAGCCACTTATTACTATCAAAGGTATGGGTCGAGATGTGCAGATTCGAACTCGTAGCGACACAATCAATTTGGGTGACTTCGATAATGCAACAATTGAAATTGATACTCAAACGTTTAATATTACCAAAAATGGAAAAGCATTGATTCGACCTATGAACGATTTTTACATCTATCCTCAAGAACCATTATATGTTAGTGGTCGTGATGGTGATTTTCAATTGACAATAAAATATTCGAATCGATATTTATAGGGAGCTGATTACTTGTTAATGGCAATGAACCTAAGTCGTGAGTATACAGCTATCCTAGAAAATGCTTACGATGTTGGGTATGAAAAAATTGAAAATGAAATCGGATCAATTGAATTTTCGATGCCATTATATGACACGAAAAACGCAATGATTCAAGCTTTGCAGTATGTGGAGCTTACGGATAATGAAGATGAATACGTCGGATTATATCGGATAATGCCGTCAACGATCCAGAAAGACAAAAGCAATTACACAATTAAATACACTGCAATGCATGTGCTAGGGACGTTATTGGATAGCGTCCTTTTTGGTTATCATGAATTAGTTAATCGAACAACTACAGATGTGATCAATTACATTCTAGGTAAGCAAAAAACAAAGCATTGGGTTCTTAAGAAATGTGAGTTCACAAGGTATTTCAGCTATGCATGGGAAAATGAGAACGGCCTTGCTGATGCATTGTTTTCTATTCCGGCAGCATTTGACGAGGACTACATTTGGCAATGGAATACGCAAGTTTATCCTTTTGAGCTATCCCTTGTTAAGCCGCCGACTGAACCAATTTGTCGGATTCAAGAAGGGTACAACATGGAAGGTTTTGAGATAGAGACTGATCCGAATAATTTAGTTAATCGGGTTTATCCGCTCGGAGCCGGTGAAGGTATAAATCAACTGAACATCAAATCAGTGAACGGCGGTAAGGAATATGTAGAAGATACTGACTCAATCAAAAAATATGGATTAATCGAATACGTTTGGGCGGATCAGCGTTTTACCATTGCTCAAGCTTTAAAAGATAATGCGTTAAATATGCTGAAAAAATGGTCAATTCCAAAAGTGTCTTGGAAAGTAAAGGCATCCGATTTAATCAAGTTGACTGATTCACCACTTGATATTGATAAGTTGCGACAAGGAACTGTCGTGATGATCAATACAAACGAATACGGTTCCTTTAACTTGCGGATAAAGAAGGAATCTAAATCAGACGTATTTGGAGCGCCGCAGGAACTTGAGTTAGAACTTGGTAACTTGAAGGATGACATCAACACAACAATGTCTGACCTCAACCGAAAACAGCAAATCAATGAAACGTATTCTCAAGGTGCAACAAACATCTTGAATTATTCCTATCAGGATAATTGTGAAGCAGCATATCCAGCTGAAATAGAATTTTACTTGGATGATGATGTTTTCCATGTGAATACTGTTGAACTGACCTTCAAAACGAAGCGTTATCGCGGATACACGAAAGCAGTGAAAGGCGGCGGTGCAAAAACTATCACAAGTGAGTCCGGCGGTTCTACAGTAATTACCAGTGAGTCTGGTGGCTCAAGTGTTGTAACCAGTCAAGGCGGCGGCGGTTCTGTTGCATCTACGACTAGCGGTGGTGGTTCATACCAAGGTGGATCTACAAGCGCAGGCGGAGGATCGTATCAAGGTGGGTCAACTAATGCTGGCGGCGGTTCTTTGAGGTCTTCTAGTGCTGGGGGAAATCATGATCATGTTATGTTCAGAACTGCCGTTGGGCCTCCTCCTTCTGTTGGAAAAGCGATGTTAAATGCAGGTGGCGGCGGTGTCTTATATGCTGAGTATGCCGGTAGTGTGTTTAGAACAGCTACATCTTCAGGTAATCACGCGCACACTGTTGATGTACCAAGTCATTCTCATGGATTCAATATCAGTATTCCTAGTCACTCGCACGGTTTCGGTATCAGCATACCTAATCATTCGCATAGAGTGACCATCCCTAGTCATACTCATAAAGTGACATTACCAAGTCATAGACACAATGTGAAACTGCCAAGTCATAAACATAATGTTGTACTTCCAGAACACACGCATCCCCTTGAGTGGGGAATTTTCCAAGCGAGTGAGTCGGCATCTAGTGTTGACATTATTGTTGATGGAACGACTATTCCTAAACATGAAACAAGTCAAAGTCGATTGAATATCGTAGACTATCTGAGAAAGACAAGCAGTGGGAAGATTCAACGCGGAAACCACACAATCAAAATTAAACCGAACAAGCTTGCTCGTATTGAAGCACAAGTGACTTGTCGCGTATTCATTCAGTCTCAATTAGGAGGTCAATTTTAATGTACGCATTGCAACTAATCTTAGAAAATGGAATCGAGTTGAAAGTGTTTGGAGAATTAGAAAATTTGAAACCATTAAAAAATAAGGTTGAGAAAAATTATAGCTCAAAAAAATTTATTGTTTTGACTGATAGTTTAACGGTCAAACCTATAAATGTTTGCGCGATTGAACTTTTTGACGTATCGGAAGGAGAACAAAATAGTGAAGATTAAGATTAAAAAAATCAGCGGTGAAGAGTTTGACGCTGAAACAAATAAAACAATGGATGAACTTTATGCGGAACTGACTGATCAAACGGTTAGTTCTTTTATTTTACTCGGTGACCATATCGAGCAAAAAATGACAATTGATTCAATTAGAAAAATTAATGAATAGGTAGGTGATCATTTTGGCCGTTGAGCATATCCAAGAAACAGACACGCTGAACCGAGGGCGTGAAAAAATTAACCAAGCGATCGATTTAGCGAATGACTCTTCAACTAAGGTTGATCAATATGGAACTGAGCTGGATCAAGGGATTAAAGATGCTAAAAAGATTGCCACCGATGCTGGACAGGCTGCAAAGACAACAGCAGATACAGCGGCAGCAGAAGCAAAACAAACGGCATCTACAGCCGCAACAGAAGCGACAAATATTGCTACTGTCGCTGGTCAAGAAGCTAAGAATATTGCCGAGACTGCCGGAGCTGAGGCCAATAAAAAAGCCGATCAAGCTGTTGCGGATTCAAAAACTGCAGTTGAAAGTTCTAACCAAGCTGTCGGACGTGCAAATCAAAATAAGCAGGAGTTCGATGCGCTACGAAATGAATTTGATGATTTAGTGGCAGAATCAGGAGATAGTAATCCTGAAATTGTTCAGGCACGGACAGATTCGCAGGGCGTGAAGCAGAATACTTTGCAAAATAGATTGTTAGCTGACTTTAGCACTCGATTAACAAATGCCGATGCTATTCAATTATTTAGTGGTCCAGTTGTTGTTCCATTAATGATGGATTTCTCAGGTAAAGTTGCTGGCAACACTGCTGCGAATCCTCATAGTTATTATACTGACTATACATCAACAAGTTTGAAAAAACCTACTGATCCATGGAATGAAATCACTCAAGAAAACTACAACAAGTTAGCTGGCAGGGATGACCAAGGGGTAACAGTGGGTTCAAGTCAAGGGAGCGTCATTCCTCAAAATCGCGGTTCCTATAATACAATCGTATCTATTGAGCAATTAGCACCACGAATCTTTGAAGGAATGTCTTTATCGGAAAAAGTAAAATATATCAAAGACAATTTTATTTCCTTTTCTATTACGACACGAGCAAAGGCAACGTCGCCGAATAATAAAAATTTAAAGGTCGGTGTTTTCCTAGAATCAACTGGTTCATACACTACTAAAATCCAAGGTGATGCAACTGATTTTACTGATTTTACTGTAGAAATCACTGACAGTAACTTCATTGATTCAAAAGGTTTTATCGAGATAAATTCGCATACCGATAGTTCGAATGGTGTCACTGCTTCTAGTGTGACAACAGACTACGTTGGTGTTCAATTGAAGGTATCCTTAAATCCATTATCTGTTTTGAATAAGGCAGGATTTGCAAATGAGGCTGATTTAGCTTTAAAAGCAGATTTAGAAGAATTTCAAGAATATGTTGCTCGTAATGATAATCCACATAATGTTACTGCTGAACAGGTTGGTGCGTATTCTGAAGAGGAAGTCGACAAAAATTTTACAAATAAGTCCGACGCTGAAGCAACTTATGCTAAAAAAACTGATCTGACAAAAGAAAAAGTGGGATTAGGAAAAGTAGATAATTATACAACAGCTACTCAACCTGAAGCAGAAGCAGCAATCAGCGAAGAACGTTTCATGGTTCCAAAAACTACAAGAAATTTAGTGGATAGAAATTTCGGACAACCGTTTACTTCGGGAACTAAGTTTATTGCTCATCGTGGTAATAGTTATTTTTATCCTGAAAATTCACTTGTAGCATTTGAAAAGACAACAAGACACTGGGGGGCAGAAACAGATATTCAATTATCCACGGATGGTAAATGGTATTGTTTTCATGATAAGGCAGTTGATCGCATGACTAACGGAACAGGGAATTTTATGGATAAAACATCCAGTCAAATTGATGCTCTAAGACTAGATACAGGTAATGGTATTAGTACTTTATCTGATGCAGAAAAGAAAATACCAACTTTTGATCAATATCTAAACGCTTGTTTGAAGGCAAGAATTGTACCAGTTATTGAAATCACACCACTTAAAACGGACTTTACTGATACGCAATTAGATTCGATAGTTACTACTATTCGTAGAAAAGGTCTCGAAAATAAGTGTGTGATTATTTGTTTTACGTACGATGTTTTAGTGAAAATGAGAAAACGAATGCCTTCGACTGTGATGCATTGGCTTCTCAGCGATTACACGTCGGATGTGCTCGAAAAATGTATAGAAAATCATTTTGTACCTAGCTTCGAGTCTACCAAATCGTTTGTAACTCAGTCTTTAGTTGATCAATACCATGATTCGGGTTTGGATGTAGGAATTTGGGTAGTACCCTACTCTGATCATCAAAAGTACGCAGAGATGGGCTTAGACTATATCAGTACAAATGATCCAAGTGGGAATCTCAGGTACTTTGAGCCAGCACTTCGTAGTGGTATGCAACCTAATAATGTTAATTTGGGAGGGCCAACTTATATGGAAGAAACCTCTAACGGCGAAATCCATATCCGGGTAAATGTAACTGCAGGTCAAAATGATGTTGGTGTGTATATTTGTGCTCTGGAATCTTGGGCGATTCCTAGACACTCATTAAACTTGATTGGGTATGTCAGAGCAACAAAAATTACAGGATTTACGTTTGTGCCAGTTTCGGTTGGAGTTGGCGGCTATTCTGCGAATGATTCGTCTATAGCAGATGCAAATATAAAATTTGGTTATCTCACGACAGGAACGAACTGGGAACAAAGAGCTACGTATGCGGCGTTTGATTTGTTTTATCGTATCTAAGCACACTTTCGAGTGTGTTTTTTCAAATTTGGAAAGGAAGAGGGAAAAATGGACATGTTCGATTATTTTAGGCACTTTTTGGAAACCGAGGATCAGAAAATTCTTTTCATTTTAGCGTTGATTTGTGCAGCGATGGTGATTGACTTTCTAACAGGAACCATTGCGGCGAAGGTTAATCCTGATATTGAGTTTAAGTCAAAGGTTGGGATTAACGGGATTTTGAGGAAGATAGTTAGCGTAATTCTACTGATGTTTTTCATTCCTTTGTCAGTGATCGTACCAGGAGCAACAGGTACGGCGTTAATTTACACGTTGTACGTGGGGTACTTGCTGATGGAATTGAAATCCATTTTGGAGAATTATCAAAAGTTGGGCGGTACGACTGATCTATTTCAAAGGTTTTTAGATAGTTTCAAATCTGACCAAACAAACAAGGAGGACTAAATGAAAAAGAATAAAATTATTATGAGCCTGGTTGTGGCTCTTTTTTTGTTGCCGTTTTATCCGAGTACCGCACAAGCGGCGAAAGGGGATCAGGGTGTAGATTGGGCCGTTTATC